GCAATGGGAAGAAATCCGCCGCACTAAGGTCGCCGAGCGCGAGCCATTGGGCAACGGACATGACGCCTCCGCGAAGGCGTCAGCGTCCACCTCGGAAATCATTACGATCCGCGCCAGCGATATAAAACCGCTGCGCATCGATTGGCGCTGGAGGGGCTGGCTTGCCAATGGCAAACTGCACCTCATCGCTGGTGTTCCCGAAGCTGGGAAAACAACAATCGCACTATCTTTCGCAGCGGTGGAATCAGCCGGAGACATATGGCCTGACGGGACAAAAGCGCGACAAGGAAATGTGCTGATTTGGACCTCCGAAGATGATCCGGCAGACACCCTCGTGCCGCGTTTGATGCGCATGGGTGCAAACCTCGATCGCATCCACTTTGTTCGCCAAGCAAGACAACCGAATGGAAAGCCGAGACCATTCAACCCGGCAATCGATCTGCCGGGATTAAAGATAAGGGCCGGCGAAATCGGCGGCGTAACGATGCTTATTGTGGACCCCGTCGTCGCAGTTTTGCCGGGGAACCGGGATAGTCACAAAGCCGCAGAAACTCGCAATGGCTTGCAGCCACTTCTCGACTTCACTGAAGCCGTGAAGTGCGTCACGATCGGCATAGCTCACCTCACAAAAGGAACCGCTGGAAAAGATCCGCTCGAGCGCGTCAATGGGAGCGGTTCTTTCGGGCAGCTACCACGCGTCGTGCTATTCGCGGCAAAAAACGACGCAGAAGGCGATGATCAACCCGAGCGCATTATGGTTTGCGTAAAATCTAACATCGGGCCATCCGGGGGAGGATTCGGCTATCATATTGATGCAGCCCCGCTCATGGAATGCCCGGACATCGAGGCAACCCGTATTGTCTGGGAAGAAGCTCTCGAAGGGACCGCGCGAGCATTACTCGCGGAGGCTGAGCCTCAAGACGAAGACAGCAAAGGCGCGAAGCAAACTCAAGCCGAGAGGTTCATCACTGCAACCTTAGCAGCAGGAGAGCTCCCTCAAAAGGACATCGAAGATAAAGCTAAGGCGGAAGGCATAAGCATGTGGACTTTACGCCGGTCCACAAAGGACATCGTCGTTAAGCGAAAAGAGGGCATGGACGGCGGCTGGTTTTGGCGCCTCAAGGAGCCGTACCACCTCAGAAGAGGATAAGGACTCTTCACCACCTTGCCTTCTTCACCACCTTGCCTTCTTCACCTGGAATCAACGGCTTACAAAACCATATTTGGCTATCTTCCAAGATAGCCATTGCACTCTTCGAAGATAGCCATTCTAAGTCATTGATATTAGACAAGATGGTGAAGATTGCCAAAAAAAACGGGTTACGCGCGCGCGCGAGACAGAGTCTAGATTTAGCTTACCTTGGGATCGCGTGGATCGAGTGCCTCGTGAAAGAAAGCGGTTGACGCTTTGTGGATATGGCCGCGCGGAATGGTGTCTTGATAAAAGTTTTTATTGAGCTAGTTATTTTTGGGATATTGGCCATCGTTGATTACGAGGCAAGATTAAAACATGCGTAAAATATTTATCACAGCCGCGTGTTGTTTGGCTGCATTTACCAATCCAGCTATCGCGCAACTATACGGTAAAGGAACGCCAACTCCACCCGAATCGACACCCTTCGCTAGTGTTAGTCAAGATTCGTGCGCTACCATATTTTCTCGTAGGAATTACGACCGCGAAGTGGCGTGGATTGGCGGATACCTATCCGCCGTTAGCATCATGGACCCTAATTCATTTTCGACTGAAGGCGGCATGATCAATATTTTCCATTCGGTGGAAAAGGAGTGTGGGCGGCTTCCGCGCGATACGGTCAACGGCTCGTTCCGATTACACCGGCGGAACGGGTACGCGAATGAGAAATTAGACACACGATTTTATGCGTTTGCCTTGAGGCCGCGCAACACATAGCGGGGGAATAAAGTATTGCATTGTGCAGTACGTGGAACTACGCGCAACACATAAGACAAACTACGTTGCAACAAACGCATAGCCTATGATAAGTCCATGCAATCAACGCATGGAAGCTTGCATGATGGCAACGGTTTACAACGCCGAGCGACAACCAATCGGCAAAGTCAAGCCGCACAGAAGCGGAGCAATTGCCGCGTTTGATGGCAGGCGGCGACCCATCGGGCTATTTGTTAACGAGAACTTGGCAGTAATGGCGCTATTGGATATCGCCGACAAACCGATCGAGCCTGAGATATGGATCGAATGGATTGAAGCGCTGCTCATAGAGGACGGCGACGGCGATGAGGTGAAGGTTGAAGAACTGCCTACCAGGAAGGTGCCGGAGCTATTGCTTAATCCCTGGTGAGCAGCGCCAGCTCAGGACGGGCAAGTCGGCATAAGATGGTACTTGTTGGACGCCCATTGCAGGCCAGCCCCTCCCGGTGGCCTCGCCAGGCCGTCCTGTACGGTACAACTCATGGTGTATCCAGGGTCCTAAGCACAGCCATGGTCAAGGGCGGGGGTTGCGCCGCAGCGTTCTTTATGCCGGGTTCACAACGCTAAAGTTATATAACACGCAGCGATTTTGTGATATGGTAAGGCCATGAATCAAAAGCCGAATCCATTTGTCACGCAGGCTGAGTTTGCCAAGCTTCGCCGGTCGTCAAGGTTTGCCGTGACGCATTGGAAAAAACTTGGCTTGCTTGTCATGAAGGGGCGCCTCGTTGACGTCGCGGCGAGCGAGAAATTGCTGGACAGCCGGCCGATTGTGAAGCGTGGCCGAGGAACTAACCGCCGGCCTGACGCGCCCGTGGCTCCCGCGCTTGCCGAGGTTCCGCCCGAGGTGCTCGAGGCGACACCGGCTAAGGTGCTCACCTCGGCGGCCAACTGGACGACGGCCGAGGCAACCCGCCGGAAGGAAATCGCTTTAGCTCTAACCAGGCAGTTGGAATATGATCTGAAATCCGGCGCGGTGGTTCAGATTTCTGACGTTAAGGCGACAGTCGAAGCTGAGTACGGTGTCGTTCGTGACAGAATTTTACAGGCTCCGTCAAAGCTCGCGGACCGCTTGCTGGATTGTCCAGACCGTCATGAGATCGAAAAGGTCATCCGCGCCGAGCTTTATGAAGCCCTTACGGCGCTCGCGGATCGGGCGGTGGCTCAATGATCGACGCACGTCTCCGGAGGGCTCTGATCGGCAGTAGCGCCTTGCTACGGCCGCCCCCCGCGACAACCCTGATCGAATGGGCTGATTTGAACCGAGTTGTGCCTTCGGGCACGTCGGCGAGCCCTGGCCGGTGGCTGACGCGGACCCAGCCTAGCGCCTATGGGCCCATGGCGGCGGTTGTCGAGCCTGACACGCACACCGTCACGGTCATGGCCAGCACACAAACCGTCAAGTCCGAATTGCTCCTGAATTGTGCCGGTTACTTTATCGAGGCCGATCCTTCGGCAATTTTGTTCGTCCAACCGACGCAAGGCGCCGTCGAGAGCTTTTCCAAAGAAAGATTTTCTCCCATGATCGCCTCGACGCCGTGCCTTAAGGCCCTTGTGGCGACGCCGGCGTCAAGATTATCCGATGCGACGATAACCCACCGCAGTTTTTTGGGCGGGGCGATCGATTTTGTTGGCGCCAACGCGCCGACTGATCTCGCCAGCCGGCCAAAAAGAGTCTGCCTGCTTGATGAGATCGACAAATATCCCGCGTCCGCCGGGAACGAGGGCGATCCGCTAGCGCTCGCGCAAGAACGCCTCTCGACCTACAAAAACATTGGCCGCTCGAAGTGCGTCCGAACATGCAGCCCAACCGACAAGAGCACGTCACGCATTGCGCGTGAGTATGGGTTCAGCGACATGAGAAAGCTTTACGTCGAATGCCCACATTGCAACTACGCGCAGACCCTCAAGTGGAAGAATGTCGATTTCAAAAGCGCAAGCGGCCACGCGCCAGAGACGGCGGGCATGGTTTGCGAGGAATGCGGCGTTAAATGGTCCGAACGCGAACGCCGGGAGGCCCTAGCGGCCCTTGAATTTGCGCCAGCCTATGGATTGGAGGCAGACAGCAAACTTTACGTGCTGCGGCCAGGTGCAGACGCCGGAACAATGGGATGATGAAGGCCGGTCTCTGTGCAAGGTTTGCGGCGAGCGATCGCCCTATGAGGGTCATGCCGGGTTTCATATTTCCAAGCTCTATTCGCTACGTCACCGGCTTAGCGATATCGCGAAGGAATTCCTCGAAGCGCAAACCGATCGCGAGCTTCTCCGCAAATTTGTGAATACGGGATTGGCCGAAGTCTGGGAGGATGAGCTCGGCCAAGGCGTGGACGCCTCGGGACTGGCTGCGAGGGCGGAATCCTATGGCCCGGACAGTCTCCCGGCTGGTGTGGAAGTGATTTTATGCGGCGTGGACACGCAGCCCGATCGCCTCGAAATGCAATTCCTTGGACACGGCAAGGGCGGGGAAATGTGGGTTGCCGCCTATGAGATCCTGCACGGCGACCCGAACCAGGGCTACATCTGGCGCGACTTTGAAAAGGTAGTGACGCAGCCCTTCCACCGCGTTGACGGCAGGGTCTTGTATTGCCGGGCCGCGGCGGTCGATAGCGGCGGTCACAATACGCAAGCTGTGTACGATTACTGCGCGTCGCGCCGCGTCGTTCATGCAAATGGCGCCGTGAACCTTTTCGCAACCAAAGGCGCATCCGTTCCTGGCGCGCCGATTTGGACAAAGCGCCCGCTTCATAGCCAAAATCACAAGCCTTTTTTTTTGGTTGGCGTCCACAATGCCAAGGAGGCTGTCGCCAATCTTTTGCGGACCGTG